ACTTGCCTTCTGATTCGAGTTTGTTCTGCTCAACGTTGCGCTTGAACTCAAGCAGCTCTTGAACATCAACGCCGTCAGGGATTGTTTTTGCTTCTTTGAGCTTGCCGATCAGCTCGTAATTCTTTTTCTCTAAGGCTTGGATGCTGTTCTTGAGTGCATCCAGCTCAGGATTGTTTGGAGCTGCGGGAGACGTAATCTCCAGATTCTGCTCTTCAGACATGAATAACCCGTAAGGTTGTTTTCACGACCACTTTACTTTGTCCGCCCAATATGCGGCAGATGTCTTGCCCTTCGCGATGTTTTTCGCGTGACGCTTTTTAAATGCAGCCCGTTTAGCTTTGTCCGCAGCACTCTCACCTTTGCGCGGACGTTTCGTGTCAGCACCCTGCGCACCGAACCGAATGAGCCTCGGTTTGCCGCCTTGGTTAATGACGACAGCATGAGACTTGCCGCTCGAATGATTCGGCGTGCGGATGGGCTTGTCAAATCCCGCAAACGTATGGCCACCGCGTTTGATGCTCATTTGCCTTTCCTGCTCATAGCCAAACGGTGCGCCTTGGTGAAACTCACGCCCTCACGCATCTTGCGCTTCATAAAGTCCATGTGCGCCTTGGTGTGCCCATGCGCCTCTTGGTGCCGCTTCAAGGCATTCTTTTGGCGGGTCGTGAGTTTCATCGCTTTTTGTTGTACCGGGCGTAGATCTTCTTATCAGCTGCACGGGTTTTGGGTTCTCCCTTGATATAAGCGTTGACACGCCCCATTGCCCACGCCTCCATCGGAACGTTGCGCGATCCACTAGACAGGTAAGCGCCTTGGCCCTTGCGATACACCTCAGTCAGCTCAGCTTGGAAAAAGCGGCTGTTTTTGGCTTTCTGCTTAAGAGACTCTCTTATTTTTTCGTCGAGTGGCTTTCTTGCGGGTTTTCTTTTTGGTGCCACCTTGTTTGGCCCTCGATTTAGAAACGGCTTTGATGTCGATGAACTCGCCGCGCTTGTAAGCCTCAGCGGTTCGCTTGATCTCACGGGCCTTGGCAGCGCGGTTCTTCGCACCCGACAGGTACTTCTTAGGCAGGCCGGTGGCCTTGTCCTTCGGAACGCGCCGCCGCTTCCGTGCCATCACTTCTTTTTCTTGTTTTTCTTCTTTTTCGGGGGTCGTCCCACCTTTGAACCATAAGTGCCGGGACCTCTGGGCATTGGTTTGAAGCAGCCTAAATTCATGCTAGCCCTTTGCTTTTCTGCTGTGAATCCTCTGATCGATAACGGCGACGGAATCACGGTTAATCAGCTGCGGAAAATTATTGGTCGGATCCCTCCCACCGATTCAGAAGGCAACGAAGCCAGAGTGTTTGCTGTCTGCGGCAACATGCACACCGCCCCAATAAAAATCGCCACCCTTGATGAGGATGGCGACTTGCTGTTGGTGCCTGACTTTTGGCAGGAGGTTATGGAAGACCTCGGAAGCTGGGAAGAGTTCAGCTCCGACGGCGCCTCTTGATTCCCCTGGTGGTGGATTTTCTTGTAGCTGATTCAAATGCGCCCTTGCTATAGCCAGACCGTCTTGCTGCCGCCTGTTTTTTACGCTGACTGCCCTTAAAGGTGCTGGTCTTAGTAAATGAACCGCCTTTGCGGGCCAGTGCAGATTTACGGCGTGCGCCTTCTTTCTTCTTAAACGCCGCCTTAGCAGCCCGACCAGCTTTCACAGACTTGCCGCCGCCCTTGCCTGACTTCTGAAAAGCCAAGTCAGATTTACGCGGTTTTTTCGACTTGGACTTACGGCCGCTGCCTCCAGTGCCAGCGAAACGGCCAATCTTGTCGCGCTTGTACGTGCGTGCCATTACCAGCCGTAACTATTTTTTTCAATTTTAGCTTAGCCCTACTTCTCGCCGGAAGCCTCTTTCTTCGCAGGTTTCTTTTTGGCCGTCGCCTTGGGCTTGGCCTCATTGCCCTGGGCCTTGAACTTGTACTTGCTGTGCAGTGCCATTGAACCAACAGGTAGGTACAACAAAAGATTAACGCTTACGGCGTTTTCCAGCTTCTTTAAACGCAATCGCTGCCGCTTGTGAACGGCTTTTGCCTTCACGCATCAGCCTGCGGATGTTTTCTGAAATAACTTGCCTGCTGCTACCGCGTTTCAGAGGCACCGTACTTCGCCAGCAAGTCTTTCAAAGTTACCTCTGACCCATCGCTGCTGACGAACTTTGCCAGGGCTTTCTGCGGTGATTCTTTTTTTAGGAGATTGCGGAACAGTTCCGCCTTTCTCTTACCGCCTAATGCTTTCGCTTGATCTGCGGCGGATTGCTTTGCGATCCACTGGGGATACGTCATGTCGGAAGGGACAAGGCCGCCCAGTGCTGCACGCTGCTCACGTTCCCTGAAATCACCCTCAGCTTCAGTCTTAGTGATGAACACGATGGTCGAACGGCACCCGAAATGCTGCGGCGGCTGCGGCCCTTTGCCAAACTTAAAAACCTTGCCGTCAAGAGATTGACAGATCGGCGTTGTCTGCAAATCCAAAACGGCCCGATAACGGTATGAATCAATGAAATCTTGGTTGGCGATATACATCTGCTGATTAACGGTGTTTGTCATTTGCGTAACAGAGGTGCGGATCAACGCCCTGATCTGTGAGTCAGAAAGCGTCGTCAACTCACCACCCTTGGCAATCGTTTGGCCGATGCCCGCCGCATCCGCAAAACGCAGGTTTCCGCGCAGCCTTTTCACCATGTCGCGCAAATTTTCACCCGTCAGCAGTCCGTTCTGAATAGTGACGCGAAATTTATCGGCAGATGCCTCAGCAAGTTGCCTAAACGCTTTGCCAAGCGTTTTGCCGTTAGGCAGAAGCATGGCTGCACCCTTTCTGGCATCCAACGTGACAAGGCCAGGGAACCGGCCACCAATCTGCTGCTCAAGGCTTGGTTGTAATACAGCTGCACTGATGTCCGTTGGGTCAGCCAAAACAACAGACCGCGCAAAGTCTGGAGTGATTTCAACAGTGCGAACAGCGTCAGCCAAGCTTGCTTTCACCACATCTTTGATTTGTCCTGAAATGAACTCGGCTTGTAGCCGTGCCAAGCCGTTGAACTCCTGCACTGCATAAACGGAGCTTTCGCCTGCCCATGTCTCTAGGCTCTCCCGCACCTGCGCCAACAAAGCGTTCAGCCTGGCGGCTTCCCTTGGATTCAGCGATCCAACATCATCAAGCTTCTGCAACGCATCAATCACGATGTCGTTGTACGCCCGCATGATGTTGAGCGCGACATGGTTGCTGTACCGGTTCAGGTCAATCGCCTGTCGGTAAAAAGCCTCAGGCTCACTCATTGGTCGTAGATGCCGAGATATTGCGGGTCATCAATACAAGCCACTGACACGTCACAGCCAGCACGCAGCGCGTTGCCGACAAGATCAGAGAACTCAGCGATCACGTCTTGGTCATACATACCGATCGACGTTTCCGAGACACCGGAGATCTTGTCGTGCAAATACCAAGTAATCCGAACGACCGCGTAGGTCTGTTCGGTCAGCTCTTGCTTTGAGAAGAACAGCAGCCGATTGGTTGGTTCTTCACGTTTGCGTCTGTGCAGGTTATCCAGCCAACTCATTTTCAGCCTCCGGCTCTGCTTCTGGCATTGTGGCTTCTGTTTCAGGCGCAGGCTCGGGTTCAGGCTGTGGCGTCTCCATCAACCCGCCGGACTGTGTTGCGTCCAATTCTTGCTCAACGTCAAAGTCATCGCCGAGCACTTCCCCGATTGAAAGCTGTTTCAGCAATGTTTCTTGTGTGATGGTGCCTGCTGTGTACAGCTGCAGCAGTGATTGGATTTCTTGTGGTTCAAGCCGGTCGCCCAGGAAATCACGGTTAACAAAGCTGCTGCCGACTTGCGGCTGCTGCATGTACTGCGCATGGAACCTCAGGCAGTTGTCGACTAGGTCTTGCATCTGCTGAGCAATGACCATCATCGTGCTGTCGCCTTGGCTGCGGTCGATGCGCTTGGCCTCTGCTGTCTCTGCGCTGAGCTTTTGACCCAGCACAGCGGCTAGGCCCAGTTCGTTGATCTGATTAGCGATTTGTTCTAACCGCTGAAACTGTGCGTCGTAGCTGTTGCCAGATGGCTCGATGTACTGCGCTGAGGCGCCTTCAGGCAGCGCCATTGCTTCGCCAGGACCTGCGCTGATCTCCTCTGCTGACTGCGGGAACCCAAAGATCGCCAACATCGGCACGGCGCTGATATGCAGCTGATTGTCTAGATCAGATTGCACCTGATAGGCCTTGAGGTTCAGCTCGGCGATGTCTGCCAGTGGTGGCCGCGACTCAAGAACACCGACGCGGTTGGAATAGGCAACAGAGAACGGAATCTCGCTAAGGCTGGTGCTGCCCTCGTCGATCAAGCGGAAATCGCCCTTCTCGTCCTTTTGGTGAATCTCAAAAGCGCCAGGTGTTAACACCCGTACCTGCTGCACCTGCTTCTCGCCGTAGAGGCCATCGGGCACGGTGATGGTTTCCATCAGCCGCAGCTGGGTCAGCTGTTGCTTGCCGTCTTTGATCTCGCTACGCCAGCCCAAGATGTCGCGAGGCGTCACCGACACCCAGTAAGGCCTGCCGTTGTCGCCTGCCTTTGGCGCATCAACAAGCACACCGACGTGACCGTAACGAATGCACTTGCGGGCGGTTTCGTAGGTCCAAACGTTCAGATCATTGCCTTGCAGGTCAACATCAAAAAGCTGCTCGGTGACAACATCACTTACGTCTTCAAGCCGCACGGGCTTGCGGGTCAACATGCCCGCCAACATCCGCTCCAGCCTGACGTAATAAGGCGCAAGCGTTGAACGCATCAGCCTGTTGTCATAAGCCTCATCTAGTTCTCTTGGTTCTTGCGGAAGGTATTTTCTATGCGCCTTGCGCACGGAATACGTTCCACCTTGCAGGGCCTCTATTAATAACCAATGCGGCTCCATGTTGACGTAAGCCGTGTTCGGGCTTTCCACCGTCGTCACGTTGCCAACACGTTGGCGACCAGAAAAGCCTGAATACACAGCTAAATCCCACCCATCTCAATCAGTTTAGTAAAGCCTGATTCCAGTACCACGACCAGCACGCTCGTAAAGCGGGTTGAACGCGCCCAGGATCAAATAACCAAGGCCATCCGTCCAGTGCTCGATATTGGCCGACTTGTCGATCACATAATCCTCAGCGCCATCTTTGAACGTCACATTTTTGAGCGCCTTAATTGTGTGTTTACAGCGTGGATGAACAAAGAGGCGGATGCTGCCCTTGGCAGTTTTGATCATCCAGTTAGTCGCGTTGATCTTGTCTTTGACGGCCCATGGTGCCTTGGGGCTGATGCAGCTGAAGCCAAAGCGCCGGATGATGTCGTGATCGGTCCGGCCTGCTGATGATGTCTTGCGGGCAGAGCCTGTCGGGTCTGGGTAGGCAATGATCTGGCGATCAGGGAAGC